GAGCAACAACCTACTCAATTCAAAGGGGTAAGAAGACAGTTTAAAGGGGTTAATGCATGATCGAGCTATATTCAATCCCAGTAGAGCAATATGTTCTTTCTGCATTCATGTCATTCAATCAAGGTATGGATGATTTTATTGAGCAGCTTGAAGCAGAAGATTTTTATGCATCACAACACCAAGTCATTTTTAAACACATTCGTGCTCAATACTTAATTGGTGAAGCTTTTGACGAGATTACTATTTGGCAACAAATCCGCGCCAATGCTAATGAATCAAGAGTGATTGATGAATCATTCATAGTCAATTTGATGAGCCGTGTTCCTCAAGTATCAATCTTAGGAACGCACGTTAAAACACTTAAAGACTTATCTGCACGTAGAAAGCTAAATGAAATAGGAAAGGCCATTACTACGCTGTCAATTGATATGGTTGGGCATAGTTCTGATTCTGCCATCAACAAGGCACAGTCACTGTTACAAAACATGAGCCATAGTGCTAGTGATGACTACTTAAAACATGCTCATGAATTCACAAAAGAAGCTATAGGCGAGTTCTTGGCACGACACGAGGCACTTCATAGCCAAATTCCATTTGATGGTGGAATTAGAACAGGTTTTACCGCCCTTGATCATAAGTTAGGGGAAGTTGGGAAAGGGGATTTGGTTATCATTGGTGCACGCCCTTCAATGGGTAAGACAACGTTTGCTCAGAACTTGGCTGCCGATATGTTTATTAATCAAGGTTTGCCTGTCCTATTTGTTTCTATCGAAATGAAGGGGAAGCAAATTATGCAAAGAATGATTAGTGGTATCGGCGGGGTTGAATTAAAAAAAGTCCTAACTGGAAATATTACCCCAAACAGTGATGATCTTTTGATGATCAACACAGCGGCCAATACTATTGAAAAAGCACCTTTCATGCTTGATACCAACAATAGGTCTACCACTTCAACAATCAGAAGGTCAGCAAGAAAGTTACAAGCTAAATATGGGAAAGTTGGTGCCATTTTTGTTGATTACATTCAAAGAGTCATACCACTTAATAAAAATAACTTTGGTCGATCTGACAAAGAGCTAGGGGAGATTTCAGGCGAGTTAAAAAGGATTGCAGGTGATTTCGATTGTCCAGTTTTTGCTTTAGCACAGCTCAACCGAAGTTTGGAAAACCGCAAGGATAGGCGCCCTATTAATGCAGATTTGAAGGACTCAGGGGATATCGAACAAGATGCAGACATCATCATGTTTATTTACCGTGATGAAGTATACAACCCTGGTTCAAAAGATGCTGGTACAGCGGAAATCATCATTGGTAAGGCTCGTAATGGCTCAATTGGTACAGTTCGATTAGCAACAGATTTAGCAAGAGCAACCTTTACCGACTTAAGCCCTGAATATTACCAATCTCAAATGTTAGGGGACCATATATGAAAACGTTCCTAATCATTATGACCGTTATCTGTATTGCTACTTTTATGGGACTGGTTGTAGCTGCAATAGCTGCAAAGCTGCACCAGTATTCAGGAAGTCTAGCTAAATTTCGTTTTTCTTTTGGCTTTCATGGATATCACTTTTTTCTTTTTATGTGTATCGGCTCTGGCTGTATTTGATGGGGATAAGTATCAAGCGTTCTCACATCTAACCCAATTCTTGTTGGCTTTATACCTAATTTTTTACCGTTCTAATAAGTGGGAGCGCAAAGCATGAGCCATAAAATAATTAAACTCGACCTTGATTTGGTTTTTGCGAGATTTGCCATTTTTGGAATGTTGGCAAGTCTTTTTGCTGTTTCATATGTCAATGGTCATCCATCATGGCTGACATGGGTTGTCATGTTATTGGGTGTGTTCTCAATCTTTGAGACAGCGATTAAAGCTGATGAAGATGCATTGGCTGCTAATGGCCTTGCAAAGATTATTATCTCTCACTCTAGAAAACTTGCCTCAGAAAGGGATGAATACGAGTTTGTTGCTGAGTCATTAGATGATCTTTATGTGCGCGAATGCAAAAAGACGGATGAGCTTAAGAAATCAATACAAGGCAATCAGGGGCGCATTTCAGAACTTGAACGCTTAAACCGTGTAAAGGCTCAGGCAATTATTGATTTGCATCAAGAAATTACAGAGCTTAAAGCATCTCATCATGGTGAAGTGATTGGTCATGAAGTTCACTTAAAAAAGATCAAGCAAGAGCGTGACGAATTGCAAACCCTGTACACCCAGCAAGGCATAAACATGTTTAAGCTGCAAAAGCGGGTGGATGCAGTAATTATCGAAATTGAAAATATGTATTTATCAGGTGCCATTGGTTTTGACACGGTTAAGAAGTTAGAGCAAGCGCTCAAGGGGGATCAATACGATGAACATCGCAAGAAAGCAGAAGAGGCCATCTCAAAAGGTGCAAGCCTAACCAACCATAGGATTGAGCTATGAACACATTCAAAGAGGCTCAAATCATCATTGGCATCGATCCTGACTTGGAAAAGTCGGGAGTTGCCATTCTAGGTAATGACTTGCAGCTCAAAAATCTAACTTTCCCTGAAACTGTTGAGCTATTCAGAAATGAACAGGACAGCATCAAAAAGGTTGTGATCGAAGCAGGCTGGGAGAACAAGAAAGCAAACTTCAGAGTAGGTGGTGGTCACTCAAGACAAGTGAATGAGCAGATTGCTAGACGCGTTGGGATGAATCACGCGACTGGCATCTTATTGGCTGAGATAGCACAGGCATTGGGCTTAGCAGTTTTACTGGTGAAGCCTACTAAATCAAAGCTCAATGCAGAGCAGTTTAACAAGATTACAGGTTGGCAAGGGCGTACGAATCAAGAGCAGCGTGACGCAGGCATGTTGATTTGGGGGATGAGGTGATGGATAAAGAAGCTTGGAATTTAACTTATCGCTGGCACATTCAAAAACTCAAAAATTGGTACTCAGACCAATGGTATGACTTCCTAGATGCTCTTGAAGAATTATTAAAACTAATGTGGATAGTTCTAAGGTTGTTGTTATCTCCATTGCTTTGGATGATTGTCTTAATGTTTGACTTAAGAACCTATTACAAGCAATTGAAAACTTATGATCAAGAGAGTCGTGAGCGAGTAAGAAAACATATCGAAAGATCAGAGAAGAAGTAAGGGGAAAGAGATGAATGCGGCAGTAGTAACACCAGTAATGGATTGGAACAAATACACAATTGATGGATGGCTAGAGCAGTTCGGCGCTTGGTGTGAAGCTGTGCGCATGAAAGGTGGGGATTTGCCAGACGGATTGCATATCAATCAGATCTATTGGTTGATGCGTGAATCAGGGAAGGAAGTACCGAGAGGTAAGGCTTACATCCGTTGTGAGATTAATGACTTTGAAGCGGATCAAGTGCAGGCTTTGCTGCGAAGCATCTTTAAATCAGAATCAGTGGATTATCAGGCTAAATATGCAGTGATGTGCTTGGTTAAGCATAAGGTCGAAAATCGATCTTTAAGTGCGGTGGCTGGCATTACAAACCAGTCTAAAGCTCAGGTAAATATCATGGTCGGATGTGCAAGATTTTTTCTTCACGCACATGATAAAAGATTAAGAATATCATGAGTTTAATTGTATTTATGGTATAATATTTAAGCAAGCCATACAGGTGCTACCAACACCTATATGGCTCTAATCAATTCGTTAAAAGGGCAACAAAATGACTGGAAGCAATTCTATTGTCATAGCGGAAGCTATGCAAACAAAAAGTGCAAGAACAAAATTAACACAGGATCAATTTATTGAAAATTGCAAACAAATCCATGGTGACAAATATGATTATTCAATAACAAACTTCCAAAGATTATATGGGAAGGTGTCAATAATTTGTAAGGTTCATGGCGTTTTTGAGCAAAGGGCTGATCGACATATGCGAGGAATGGTTTGCTCAAAATGCTCAACCAAGGCTAAGTTAACAAAGGAAGATTTTGTAAGAAAAAGTAGGGAGAAGCACGGTGATAGATATGATTACACTGAAACTGTATATGTGAAGTCTACTTTAAAAGTAAAAATTAAGTGTCACAAACATGGTTTCTTTGAACAAAGAGCTAACGCGCATCTTTTAGGTCAAGGATGTCCAAATTGCTTCTTAAGCCCTTTAAGCAAAACACAGTATCAAAAGTTGTGTAGTGAAAAATATCATGGCAATTCCAGTATTTATTTTGTCCGCTGTTTTAGAGAAAATGAATCGTTTATAAAGATCGGTATTTGTGCAACAACTGTTGAGCAGCGTTTTTTAACTATTTCCAAGATGCCATACAAATATGAGCTTATAAAGCAAATTGAAGGAAGGGCTTCCAGAATATGGGATATGGAAAAGAAGATACATAAGTTCTTATCAAAGTTTAAGTATTCTCCAAAAATTGGTTTTGCTGGAATGGGTGAATGCTATAGAGATGATGATTTAGTTTATGAAAAGTTTGAAGAAGTGTTGACTCGTTTAAACGCGTAGGGTAAATTATGTGTTAGAGTGGATTTTCTATACGTGATTCACTAGGTGATGGATTCTTACAGCGTCTTTCGCCGAACGAGATTAAATACGCCCTAGAGTGAAATAGTCTGTAAGCCTCAAGGGTTCTCACC